GTACGATGCAGGCTCTGACAGGCTGGTGAATAAGACCTGTGCAATGCCGCTGCCCGCCGGAATGTAGATCGGCCACCACTTGTGGTAGGTAAGCTCAAGGGTCAGGAAGCCTTTCCAGCCGCCTTCCACCACAGAGTTGCCGACCATGACGCCCTTGCGTATCCATGTGGACTTGTCATGCACCACGCCCACCAGCGTGTTGGGCATATCAAACTCTTCGATGGTGCTGGCGAGGCTGAACCGTTTGAACGGGTGCAGCCAGACGCCCTGCTTGATGCGGATGTCGTAGCCCGCTTCGGACAGGCCGTGGCTGGCGATCTCGCCGCGCACCTTGAACGTCAGCATGTCCCTGATCGGCGCAAGAGACAGCAAGCGGTTGCCGTTGACGATCATCGTTGCAAGCCTTCGTGCGCCATGCGGCAAATACGCTTGACGGTGGCATTGCTGGTGGTCTTTTCCTCAAGGCCGATCTTGTCAAGGACATCGCGCACGGCGTGAAGGCGCTGATCAGTTTGCACCCAGCACTCGCGCACGGTGTTCTCTTCCATCGTGGCAAGGTTAAGGTGGTACTTGACCATGTGAAGCTCTTCACGCAGCCGTTTGATTTCTTTCCACGGGTTCCAGTTCATTGCAGTTCAGCCTCCGATTGTACGATGTCACCCCAGTCGCTTTCGGCGGCGTTGTCAAACAGGTGCATCAGGTGGTTGGTAAGACGCTCTGCGGCGTCAGGGTTTTCGATGTAGATGATGACGCCCCCAAGGGCGTCAACCTTATCGATCAAGGCCGATGCGTCAGACCCAGCGGCAAACAGCGGGCTGTCCTCCACCTTGGCCTTGTCCACGAACCCGATAAACGGCGTGGGCATGTCCCCGACCATCGCCATGCCAATGGTCATAACGGTCTTGGGGCTGCCATAAACGACCTTCACGCTGGGACCATGCCGTTGGCAATGCCACGCGCCATGTTGTCGATTTCCTCGTTGACCACCAGTCGCAAGACGGTCAGGGCATCGGACCGCATCCCCTCGTTCACGCAGCCCAGCCAGAACGCCACAGCGCCCTGAAACGTGCCAAGCAGCACATCGGGCGGGGCGATCTGTTCGTCGTTGACCATTGCGCCAAGCGTTTCTGCCACGCGGACTGCCACGTTCTTGATGTCATCGTTCATTGATCTGCTCCATTGCTTTGAACGCCGCATCCTTCTCGGTGGCGGCTTCGATGATAAGGTCAAACTCTTCCTCGGTGTCGCGGTCAATGACGTGGACGGCCCACTTGCCATCCCCGAACGGCTCCACGGTGGCGTTAAGCTTCTTCGTCATAGACATAGTCATTCGCCTCTATCATGCGGTCGCAAGATTCCGCCACGCAACCAACTATCGCAGACTTCATAATTTGCGGGTGAATGCCTTTTTTCTGCACGGTGAACCCATAGATCACATAGGTGTGCGCCAGCGCATTCATCACCTCGTTGTTATCGAGCTTGTGTTCGTCAGCGTGTTCTGCGGCTGCTTCAATCATAGCAGCAACCATTTCCTGTACTTTTTCCATTTGCCGATCCCTCCATCAGGCGTTGTATAGCGGCGCGTTGTGGTTGCCGTGGAAGACGCGACTGTCTTCAATCTCGGCCATCCGTTCCGGCGCTCTTGTTAACATACCAACATCTCTTAGATGCTTCAAGCCCATGGAGACGGTGTCGACCAGATCGTCGTGCGCCCCACGAGGGAAGGATGATGTCTGTCTGATAACCATCTCGGCCCAGTCTTTGTTGGGGGCGTAGACCATGCCTTCGCTGAAGATGTGCTGGATGCTATACAGCCGCGCCACCTTGTCTAGCGTCTTGGGGTCGTACATCTGGACCCCGAACTTGGCGCTGTTGAACACCCGCCGGAGTTCTTGCGCCACGCTATGGCCCGCCGCCTTGTTTTCGATCAGCAGCGTGTCAACCTTCATGCGGGCGCATATGTCTTCCACCTTGACGACCAGATCGCCGATCTCCAAGCGGTCCTGCCACGCGTACATCAGCATGACCTTGGCGGTCGCGCCCAGCGCCTCGGACTGGCTTGCACTGGCCATCTCAATGGGCCGACCGTAGCGGTCTACCATGCGGGTTGCCTCCTGTGTCCCAGACGCACTAAAAACGCCCCACACGGTCAGGGCCGATGGGTCGTTCTCGCTCTTGGTGGTGTAGGCGGTGTCGAGCGCCGCCACGATGTATTCGATTGGCGGGTATTCCGAGGCCGACCACGGCTGCCACCATTGGTCCTTGACGATGCCGCCCCCGCGCGGTTCGGGGCTTTGCTGGTATTGCCCTGCGGTGGCGTATGGCCCCATGGCGGCCTCGTCGCGCTCGACAACGTGCAGCGGGAAGCGGTCCTCGAACAGCAGTTCGCCGTCGATCTCGCGCGGGTCGGCATAGCCCAAGCTGGTCACGCAGGCGCGGTTGGGGTCAAACCGCATCGGCAGCATGATGTGATCGTAGCCCATGTCTTTTTCGAGGATCACGCCGCTCGTGTCCCGCTCGTGCAGGCGCTGCATCACCACCACAATTGCGGACTGGTCTGGGTTGTTGAGGCGGGACGTGACGGCCTCTTTGAACAGCGTGGTGACGCTCTCGCGCTTGGCGTCAGAGTTGGCATCGTCCACAGAGTGCGGGTCGTCGATGATCACGCGGTCGCCCCTGTAGCCCGTGATCCCAGTGAACGCGCAAGCCTGCCGCGATCCCGTGGCCGTGGTTTCAAACTTGGCCTTGGCGTTCTGGTCGCCCGTGATCGTAACGCGGTCGCCCCAGTGACCCTGATACCATTCGTCGGTCACCAAGCGCCGCATCCGCAGGCTGTCGCGGATTGCTAGTTCGAGGCTGTGGGACGCGCAGACGTAGCGCATGTTGGGCATGTTGCGCGGCCCCCACTCCCACGCGGGCCAGAACACGCCGATCAGCAGGGACTTCATGGTGCCTGGCGGGACGTTGACCAGCAGGCGGTTGTAGAACGTGCCATCGTCGTTCAGATCGCCATCGGTGATCGCCTCAAGGTGCGCGCAGATGAAGTCAATGTGCCAGCCGTGAACGTAGGGCTGGCCGGGTTCGATTACCGACCACGCGGCCTTGACGAACGATGCCAGCGACATCTCGCACTTGCGCTTTTCGATTGCCCGCAGCGTGGCAACCTTGTCAATTGGCCGTGCAAGGGTGATCACGCCCATAGCAGTTCCACCAGCCCGTGATCGTCAAACACCCCGCAGCACAGGCCCTTGCGGCCAGCGTCAAGGCACACGCGGCTCTGACCCTGAAAGATGCCAGGTGTGTGGCCATGCACCACCATCTTGCCCCGATAGCTGCCGTCATAGCCTTCTGGGTAGCGGAACAGTTGCGTGTACGCCTCCGGCTGGTCGATCAGGTCATACGCCGCATGTACGCCAGCGTGTACATACACCCGCGCCGCATCCTCGTGGTAGCGCGGCAGCGTCTGGAACCAGTCCAGATCGCGCTGCAACGCCTCGGCGTCCAGTTCGCCCGTCAGCGGGTGCTTGTAGGACAGCACGGTCGATGCCCCACCATTGTCCAGCCACATGTGCGGGTCGGGCAGGCAGATCATGTCCTCGTGGTTGCCACGCAGGCACACGGCGTTTGGCAGCGACCGCACCAGTGCCACCACCTCGCGGCTTTCGCTGCCACGGTCAATGTAGTCGCCCAGAAACACGATCTTCGCGCCAGCGGGTATCTGCGCCAGCAACGCCTTAAGCGGGGCCAGCCGACCGTGGATGTCGGTCATCACATAGGTCTTGTCAGGCACCACCAAGCGCCTTTTCCAGCACGTCAAGCTCGTCACTGGACAGGTTGGAAATGTCCAGCGTGTGGCTCACCTGCATCGTGCCAGTGGTGGCGATCTCTACCTTCTCGCCGTACTTCTTGGGCTGCCTGCGCGCCGCGTTCCACTTCAGGCCGTCCATTGCAGCCCGTGCGTTGTTTGGGTCTATTCCGCCCGCCATCAACTTCAAAACGCATTCACGGATCAGGTCGCTGTCGTAATCGCCTTGGTCCTCGCGCGCGCGCGCATAGTCTGAAAGAAACTCCGGCTCTTCCCGCAGCCATCTCCGCACGGTTGGATAGGACGGCATCGTTTCTTTGTTGTCGTCCAAAAAGTTTATGAGGCCAACGCCACCAGCGATAGCCTCTAGGATTTGATCCGCGATGTCTTGATCGAACGGTGTTTTCGGCCTGCCGCCTGCCATGATGTGGCCCTTTCATAGATAGGATGCACACAATATAGATCAGGACATGCAGAAAAGATAGATGGGGGCCGAAGCCCCCGTTTGTTAGACAGGACGGGCGATCTTGGTCTGCTTTACGCCGTCACGTTCACCATGTTCTTTGACGGTGGCTTTTACGGTCAGCGTCTCGGTCTTGCCGCCCAGAATTTTAGTGCCTTTGTAGATTACCACGTTGCCCTGCGCGTCATTCATTATGTGCAGGTAGGACGTGCCGAACTGGCCTTCCATCGTGACGATGTGGCGGATGGTGACGGTGAAGTTGCTGCGCTCACCCACGGTGCCGATCCAATTGGACCCAGCAGCCTCTTCAGCGCGCTTGGCTGCAAAGCCTGCCACACGGGCCTCTGCGCGGGTGATCATGCCCATCACGGCGCGGGTCTGGGCTTCGGTCAGGCCGCCCCACTCGTTGACGTTGTCGCGCATGGCTTCGTAAAAATCGCCCAGCGAGGCTTTGACCACGGGGTGCAGGGCGTTGAGGTAGACAGTGCTGCTCACGTCTGCAAACTCGCCGCAACGGAACAAGAAGTCGTCTGCGCGCTTGCCATCGGCGGTACCGATCCACTTTGCGTGGCGCGTCTTGTTTGCGTTAGCGCGGATGTTGCGCGCGATGGCATTTTCGTAGGCAAATTCGTTTTCGATGAAGGTTCCGCGTGTCATGTCAGGCTCCAGTGGTTGGGTTGGTCGATGACCCTGTTTACCGTACGATGCAAACAGGGTCAACAACTATTTTTATTAAAAGTTGTAGTCGTAGAATTTGCGCGGTTCGCGGGCGACACGGTGCCGACCGTAGGCCGACCAGAAGTAACCATCGGCGCGCTTATGGGCCTTGATCGCGGGGTTGCTTTCGTTTGCCACGATGAACCAACGTTGGTCCTCTTGGTTGGCGCAGTTGGCGGTGAAACCACCAGCGACGAAGTTCGGCACCCAAGCCGGATCGCGTTGCACGTCCATCTCGCGGATGACGATCTGCTTGCCTGACTTGCTGACCGACAGGATTTCGAAGGGCTGGACATCGGTGTAGCCGATGAGGTTCGCGTAGCCAGTGGGAAGGGTGCAGGTCATGGTGTGTTCCTTTGTGGTTGGGGTTGGTGGGGGCCGAAGCCCCCGTTTCTGTCTTACCAAGGGCATTCGTCTTGGGCTGCCCACGCTTCCGACTGGCGCTCCATCATCTGACCGAACGCAATGCTGCCGTCTTCGTCGTAAATCTCGCCCTCGTTCGCAAAGTAATCTTCACGCTCGACCTCATCTTCCAGCAGCAAAAGCACGGCAGCGATGGTCGCACCAGCGACAGTGTGCTTGGAGCCGTTGTAACGGATCGTACCCATCGGGCCTTCGCCTGGGAACGAGGTGATCACGCCGATGTCCGTACCATCGCACAAGACGTTGAAGATCGGGGTGAAGGGGGCAACTTCTTGGATTGTCAGGCGCATGATGATCTCCGTGGTTGGTTTCTTTGTTCCTGAACCCTGAATACATCGTACGCAACACCCCGTCAACACCTATTTTAAATAAAAAAGCCCCCACCGTTTCCGGCAGGGGCAAGGTGGGCGTTGAAGCCTAAGCAGAGAGTGCCAGCATCATAACACCATCGCGCCGCCAAGCAAGGTCTACCCCACGCGCCGCAGCGTGAGCGCAAGCCAAACTTCTTCGATGGGCGTGAGGTTGTGCGGCTCCACGATCCAGCAGTTGCCGTGGCCCAGATTGACCTCCTTGGCGTCAGACAAAAACCGCTTCTGGCCAATGCCACCCACGATCAGCATCGCCGCCGGATCGTCGGTCGCGGTCACCAAGATCGCCATGTCGGCCCGAAAGGATTCGAGCGATTTGAACAGCAGCCTGCCGCTCTCGTGAAATGACGCCTTAACGTCAATGCTCCAGTCCCCAGCCCACAGGTCGGCCCCACTGTCGATGCCCAGTGCGGCGGGGCTGTAGGGCAGTTGCAGCACCTTTGACACCGCCACCTCGGCCTTGATGCCCAGCAGGTCAACGTTTTCCTGAGGGGCCTTCTGCTGATCTTTCACGCCACTGAGGCGGGCGATCTGCCACCGCAGCGCCGCGTTCTGGTCACAGGCTGACATCTCGGCCTTGGTTAATTTCACCAACATCAAAACGGCACCTCCCCATCTTTGAACCAGACCCCATCCCAGTTGATTGGTGGGCGGGGCTGGGCTGCCACCTCCAGCAGCCCGATCCACCGCATGAACGACTTCAGGTCGGCGGGGATCATTTGTCCCACCCGTTCAACATCATCGCCGCCCTGATGACCATGATCAGGTTGTGTGCCTGATCGGCGCTGGCGATTTCAATCAGGTTGCGCTCCTCCCCCTCAAACTGGTGCAAATTGATGAAATCATCGTAGCTTTCTACGCTGATCTTGTATTCCGGCT